AACCTCGCGAAATTGAAACTCGTGCTAACGAAACTCGGAATCAGAGTTGGAAGCCCCCTTCGGTTCTGCCTGATCCTATCCCGCAAGACGGGTGGGTATTTAGGTGGGTTCGTACTGCGTCCTTAAACCAATTGGACAACAAAAACACTTCCATGCGCCTTCGTGAGGGCTGGGAGCCTGTACGTGCTGAAGATCATCCGGAATTGCAGATCATGTCTGATCACAACTCCGAGTGGGCGAAGCGTGGTGCCATTGAAGTAGGTGGTCTCTTGCTATGCAAGATGCCGGTAGAGAAAGCGAAAGCCCGACAGCAGTATTACGAGCAGAAGGCTGAGCAGCAAGTAAGCTCTATCGACGGAAACTACATGCGTGAAAATGACCCGCGAATGCCAATGCTGAAGCCGGAGCGTAAGACGAGAGTCACGTTTGGTAGCGGAAACTAAGGAATTGTTCCTTGGCAACCGCATTTTAATTAACAGGAGTATCAAGTATGTCTAGCACTGCTACCCCCTATGGGATGCGGCCGGTTGGCGTCCTTGGTGGTCGTCCGGAAAACGGCTCGTTCAACAGCTACAAGATTGCTAGCGGCTATGCTGCTAACGTATTTTATGGCGACGTTGTGAAGCTGGTTTCTACCGGTGTCGTTGAGAAGGACACTGGAACGGCCACTTTGACCCCGATTGGCGTTTTTGTTGGTTGCCGTTTCACGAACCCTACCTCGAAGGAACTGACGTTCTCCCAGTACTGGCCGACCGGTACTGTGGCTTCGGACGCCTTTGCCTACGTTGTGGATGATCCGTGGGCTGTCTTCCAGATCCAGGCTAACGGCTCGGTCGCCCAGGCCGCGCTCGGTGAGAACGCTGAAATTGTTCAGACCGCTGGCAGCACCGCCATCGGCACGAGCAAGAACAGCCTCAACGCGACGACCGCAACGACCTCGACGCTTCCGCTTCGACTCGTGGCGTTTGTTGATGGCCCCAATAGCGCAGTTGGCGATGCGTACACTGATTTGATTGTTAAGTTTAACAATCACCAGTTGACCACGCTTGCTGGCATTTAACAGGAGTAACTAGCAATGGCTATTTCACGTGCACAGTTGCTCAAGGAACTCCTTCCGGGCCTCAATGCGTTGTTTGGTCTTGAGTACAAGAAGTACGAAGACGAGCATGCTGAGATCTATGAGACGGAGAACTCTGAGCGTTCTTTCGAAGAGGAAGTGAAGCTTTCGGGATTCGGCGCTGCGCCGGTCAAGAACGAAGGCTCTGCGATCTCTTACGACAATTCCCAGGAGTCGTTTACGGCTCGCTATAACCACGAGACGATTGCTCTCGGTTTTGCGATTACCGAGGAGGCCATGGAGGACAACCTCTATGACTCGCTCTCGTCGCGTTACACGAAGGCTCTCGCTCGCGCTATGGCGCACACGAAGCAGGTTAAGGCTGCCTATCCGCTTAACGCGGGTTTCAGTGCTTACCAGTCGGGTGACGGCGTGTCGCTGTTCAACACGAGCCATCCGCTTGTCAGCGGTGGTGTCAACTCCAACCGTCCTTCGGTGGGTGTTGACCTGAACGAAACGTCGCTTGAAGCGGCGGTCATTCAGATCTCGGAGTGGACAGACGAGCGTGGTCTTCTGATTGCTGCGCGTCCGCGTAAGCTCATCGTCCCGCCCGATCTGATGTTTGTTGCCAAGCGCGTTCTCGATACGGATCTCCGTCCGGGCACCGCTGACAACGACATCAACGCGATGAAGGCGATGGGAACGATCCCGCAGGGTTATTCGGTCAACCACTACCTGACCGACAGCAATGCGTGGTTCATTATGACGGACATTCCGAACGGCATGAAGCATTTCGTGCGTGCTCCTCTTGAGACGAGCATGGACGGAGACTTCGATACCGGGAATGTGCGGTATAAGGCTCGCGAGCGTTACTCGTTTGGCGTCAGCGATCCGCTGGGCGTCTGGGGTTCGCCGGGCGCTTCCTGATAAAGGAGCAAAGGAGGGGGCCGCAAGGCCCCCTCTTCTTTCTTGGCATTAACGCTGTACCAGACAGGCCAAGCTGACGACATGTAGACTGGTACGGTTATCTCGCATGTGAGGAAATGAATATGTCTTTTACTACGTTCTCCGGCCCGGTTCGTTCGGGCACTGTTCGCGAAGGTGCTGCCCGTAATTGCGGCGTAGTTGTGTTGGCGCAGACCAAAGTGGTCAACTACAACGACGGCACGGCAGTGGCCGCCTTCACGATTCCGGCTGGCGCCCAGATTGTTCGCGCCACGTTCAACACAACCACGACCTTTACGGCAGCCTCCACGATTGTTGTGAAGGTGGGTGGCACGGCGATTAACTCGGCTACTACGATCACGACTGGTGGCCCGTATGCCGTCACGATCACCAACTCGCAGGCTGTTGGTCTGCTGCTCAATGTCGGCACGACCGATGCGGCAGTGACCTATGACCTTTCGGTTGGCGCTTCGTCGGCTGGTCAGGGCACGCTGATTGTCGAGTACATCCAGCGCGCTTCGGACGGTTCGATTAATCCGGCCTCGGCCTAATTAATTGTCTTTAGGGTCGCGGGAGGTTATCCTCCCGCTTGACCTTGGGAGAGATATATGGCAGATGCAGTAAGAAGCCAAACCCTGATTGATTCGGATCGGGTTGCTATTATCAAATTCACCAACGTCAGTGATGGCACTGGCGAGTCTGGAGTCATCAAGGTCGATGTCTCCACGTTGTCAGCGCCTGCTGGCAAAACTTGCACCAGCGTCGCGATTGAGCGTATTTACGCATCAACCTATGGCATGGGCGTTGACATCCTCTGGGATGCCACGACCGATGTGCTGGCTATGACGCTGAGTCAGGATCAGTTCTTCGAATACAAGTTCGATGATATTGGCGGACTTTGGAACGACGCTGGCGCTGGCAAGACCGGAGACGTTCTGTTCTCGACGGTTGGCGCCACTGCCGGGGATCGTTACACCATTATCCTGTACCTTGCCAAGCGCTATAGCTAATGGTTAAGGGCGTTAAGCGGCTGCCATCCGGCGGCATTGAATACCGGGGGCAGAAGTTCTCGGGATTCAACAAGCCTAAGGATGCCCCTGCTGGAGATGAGCACAAGAAGGTTGTGCTTGCTAAGAAGGGCGATAAGGTCAAGTTAGTTCGATTTGGACGGAGAGGTTATGGCCACAACTACTCGGCGGAAGCCCGTAAAAACTACCTTGCGCGTAGCGCGGGGATCAAAGGCAAGGGCGGCCGTAACACCGCCAGTGACCCTTTCTCCGCAAATTACTGGGCAAGGAAGGTTCTTTGGGCGGGTGCTGGTGGCAGCAAAGCAGCGCCTCCAGGCGGCTCTCGATTTAGTAAGAAGTAAATTCAAATGAACAGGGGCAATATGGAAAAGCAAGTCATGAAAGCCCCTTCCTCGCCTAAGGCGAAGAAGAAGGTTGGCAAGGTCATGGGTGAGTTCAAGCGTGGAACGCTGAAGTCCAGCTCTGGTCAAAAGGTCAAGGGCCGTGATCAGGCAGTGGCTATTGCGCTTTCAGAGGCTCGCTCAGCCATGCAGCGCAAGTATGGTGGTAAGGCTATCACCATGTACAAGGACTCCGTAGATCGCCGCTTTGGCGGTATGGAGATGGATTCATACGGTAACAAGAAAGAGCCTTTCCGAGGCAGCCCCAAGAAGGCTCGGGAACTTGGGAAGAAGGATCGCATGGAGCGATGGGCGGAGCAGCGTATGCGGCATGCCGAGAAGTATGCTCCTGGTGTTAGTCTTGATATGAAGTCGAAAGGGGAGAAGTAATATGATGGAATGTCGCGGTATGGGTGCTGCCAAGAAAGGCAAGAAGCCCGTTGCAATGGCTAAGGGCAAGAAGGTTGCCAGCAAGATGGCTGTTGGCGGTGGCGTTAAGCGCAAGATGAAAGGGAAGAGTTGCTAAGTGACAACTTCCGCATCAGCGACCTTTAACCTTGACTTGAATGCCATCGTTGAAGAGGCATTCGAGCGATGTGGAGGGGAACTCAGGTCTGGCTACGATCTTCGCACAGCGCGACGTAGCCTGAATCTGATGCTGATGGAATGGGCTAACCGGGGTATCAACTTGTGGACTATCGAGCAAGGTAGTCAGGTGTTGACCCCGGGAACTGCCACATACAATCTGCCAGTAGACACCGTTGATCTACTCGAGCATGTAATCCGAACGGGCAGTGGCACAACGCAAACTGATATTGATATCAGTCGGATCTCGGTAAGCACCTACGCTTCGATTCCAAACAAGACGGCACAGGGCCGCCCTATTCAGGTTTGGATTGATCGCAAGTCGGGTCAGACGAGCGCTGCTAGCGTTATCCAGTATCCAACCTTCACGGTATGGCCAGTTCCTGATAACAGTCAGACCTATACCATGGTGTACTGGCGCATGCGCCGTATGCTTGATGCTGGCACTGGTGTTACAAACCAGGATGTCCCGTTTCGCTTCCTGCCTTGCTTGGTTGCTGGGCTGTCTTATTTCCTATCTGTGAAGATCGCTCCGGATCGTATGGTTGCCTTGAAGGCAATGTATGACGAGAGCTGGGAACTTGCCGCCGGCGAGGATAGGGAGAAGGCTTCTGTCCGGTTTATCCCAAGGCAGCAGTTCATTACAGGCTGACAATGCCAACTAAGTTCGCTGCTGGCGTCCACACGATAGCGGAATGCGATCGATGTGGGTTCACTTACAAACTAAGCGAACTTAAAGGTCTTGTAATCAAGACCAAGAATGTGAACATCCTTGTTTGCGATCAGTGCTGGGAGCCAGATCAGCCCCAGTTGCAAATAGGGATGTATCCTATAGATGACCCACAAGCTATCCAGAACCCTCGCCCTGATAACAGTTATTACGCTGTAGGGGCTAATGGGGCTACTGGCAGCAGAATGATTCAGTGGGGATGGGCACCGGTTGGCGGTGCCAGATCATATGATGATGGACTCACGCCCAATGACTTAGTTGCCAGAGGGTCTGTGGGAACTGTAACGGTAGTGACAAGCTGAGAGTTGCATGAACT